AATCGAAATCCAATAGTTGAGTATTGGATAGCGCTAGAAAAAACATCAACCTATGAGGACTAAACTATGAGTGAAGAAAACACTTATGATGCAGCAGCGGCTGTGGGTGATGCCAAAGGGCCAGCACCTGATATAAACTTAGGTGACTTTGCTGTAACAGTAGCAATTATTGATACTGTTGCTAAGCGTGGAGCCTTTGAAGGAGCAGAGTTGGCTGATGTTGGCCGACTTCGTGAAAGGTTAACTAAATTCATTGAGTATCATAAACCCAATGATGAAGCTCCCCAACCGCCTGAGGAAGCTGTAGCAGCAGAAACTTTAGATTCTGCAGATACAGATATCATCGATATCGAAGATGTCGAAGCTGGTTCTTAAATCAGTTAAAGCTCCTGAGCAAGAGTTTTAAAATGCTCCCTTTTTATTGACTTTTTTATTATATTGTGATATATTTTTATTATGAATGAAATCAAAAATTATCTATGGGTTGAAAGATATCGACCTGCAAAAATTAAAGATTGTATTTTACCTGAGCAACTAAAAAAGATTTTTTCAAATATAGTTGAAGAAGGTGAAATACCTAACATGATTTTAAGTGGTACTTCTGGACTTGGGAAAACCACTGTTGCTCGAGCTCTTTGTAATGAGCTTGATCTTGATGTTCTACTAATTAACGCTTCAGAAGAAAGTGGCATTGATACGTTACGCTCGAAAATAAAACAGTTTGCGTCTTCGGTATCGTTACATAGTGGAAAACATAAGGTAGTACTTCTTGATGAAGCAGACTACTTGAATGCACAATCAACACAACCAGCACTTCGAGCTTTTATCGAAGAGTTCAGTTCAAGTTGTAGATTTATTCTTACTTGTAATTTTAAGAATAGAATCATTGAGCCACTTCATTCAAGATGTTCTGTTATTGACTTCAATACTTCTAAAGAAGATTTAGTTCGTCTTTGTGGAGAATTTCTATTTAAACTTAAAGGTATTCTAAAAGAAAACAATGTAGATTATAGAGAAAAAATTATTGCAGAACTTATTATGAAGTTTGCTCCCGATTGGAGAAGAGTTCTAATGGAGTGTCAGAAACATTCTAAGACAGGCGAACTTTCTTCTGATGTTTTAGTTTCTATGACAGATCAAAAACTTGATATTCTATCTACATATATTAAAACTAAAAATTTCAAAGAGATGCGTAAATGGGTTGCAGAAAATGCTGATACAGATTCATCTGTTATATTCAGAAATATCTATGACAAAATTTATACATTTATCGAACCAAGTGTAATACCACAAGCAGTTATTATCCTTGGTGATTATCAATTTAAAGCTGCATTTGTTGCTGATAAACAATTAAATATGGCAGCGTGTTTAACAGAACTAATGGGTATATCATAATGAACACTATGCATAAAGTAATTATTTGGAGATTATTATCTATTCTTATGTGTATATTATTAGCTAGACTATGGTTTGGTGATTGGCATGCAACTTGGTTTGGATTATTCATATCTGTTGTTATGACTATTATTCATTACTTTTATGAAAAGGTATGGGATTATTACAAATATCCTAAACAAGAAGTGGAGTGGTTTGAAGAATGAATCCATTTGACTTTTTAAACTCAATTAATAAAGGAGCACAAGGTGAAGATCACTTTACAACCGAAAGATTACAATCCGAAAGAGGAGGCGAAACAGTTAAAGATTATAACTGTTTTATTATTAACCGTGGTCTTTCTTATCATAATGACAGTATTCTTCTAGCAAATGAAATGAATAGATTACCCGATTTACCACATATTATGCAATTTGATTTTTATAGACATATACTTAGGCCTAGAAAAAGATTTGCTAAATGGTCTAAACAAAAACAAGCAACAGATAATATTAAATTAATTCAACGTGCATTTGATTACTCTCGTGAGAAAGCTGAACAAGTGTATGAATTGTTTGATAAAAAACAAATTAAAAAACTTAGAGAATTATTTAGTGAGGGAGGCTCTTAGTGAGTGAAGAACTAAACGAGATTGATAGAAAGAAATTAATAGAAGCACATCAATATCTTTATTATTGTAAAGGATTGCCAGTGCTTAGTGACTTTGATTATGATCAACTTTGTAGAAGTTGGAATATTTTTGGTGGTGGCGGTTCTGATTTAGAATCATCATATTCAGAAGATGTTAAATCTCTTGCAGCCACACTAACAAGAAAGTTTAATAAATGAGACCACTTATAGTAACAAAAGAAGATAGAGCTAGATTTGAAAGACGTATTATAGCCATCATGGTTTTACTTTCAGTCTTTACAGCTTTCATTGATATATCAATAGGAATTTACTTTGGAGTTATGACAAACGTAGTTGTAAACTTTTTTAAGTATGTAATTAATAAACGAGATATTGCATAATGTATGAAGATAAAATATTTGGATTGTTAGCTTGTGTTGTATGGTATTTTTTAGGACGCCACAATGGCTATAAAAAAGGCCACACAGCAGCATTAGAGGCATGTGATAATGTAATAAGTGAAGTTATTGCTGACGTGCAAAATGGTGACTACTCAAAATGGACGGATGACGAAGAAAGTGAAGATTCTTAATCTTATAAATAAAGTTTTAATGAATGTAAGATTATGGAATTTATTACTGACGAGATAGTGAAGTGGCAACCATCTGACATGGTGGAAATAACCCTTCAAGAACCTGATGATTTTTTAAAGATTAAAGAAACACTGACTCGTATTGGTGTCTCCTCTAAAAAGAATCGAAACACATTGTATCAGTCGTGTCATATTTTGCACAAACAAGGCAGATACTTTATTGTACATTTTAAAGAATTATTTTTATTAGATGGTAAACCTGCAAACCTAACAGAGAATGATGTTCAACGTAGAAATACAATTACCGAACTTTTATCTGATTGGGGTTTATTAGATATTGTAGATCATTCAATATTAGAAAATAGATTTGCTTCTTTAAAACAAATTAAAATTTTATCACACCGAGAGAAAAGTGATTGGAGCTTAGAGTCTAAATACTCTATAGGAAATATTAGGAAATAATTATGGCAACTGACTTAACTAAATTAACTAAACTACAACTAGAAGCTTTAGGTCGTGAATACGATATCGAACTTGATCGTAGATTGACAAAAGCTAAATTAGTTGAACAACTTGATGCACATATTAAATGGTGTGCGTGTGGAAAAACAGAAGACTCAAATGGTGCTTGTGATGGTTCACATGCTAAAAAAGAAGAAGCTCCACTAGAAACTAATGTAAAAGTTCTAAGAGATGAAACTAATGCAATTGTAACTTTTCCAGATCGATCTTCAGCTAGATCAGTTGGACATAAAAAAGGTGGAAGAGCATACAATTTAAATGGCACTTGGGTTGTAAAACTTTACTAATTTTATATAAATAATTTTGAAGATGCTCGAGTGAGGTCTTCATTAATTAATAACTTGCTTAATAAGGAGGCAAAAAAATGACACAGTTCACAACTGCACACATCGGTAGCATTATAGATATGCTACAACCAGATAACCGATTCATCGGTTTCGACACAATGTTCGATAGACTCGAACGAAACGTACAATACCACGATACAAACTTTCCCGTATATAACGTGGTTCATAATAAAGAAAATGATTCGTACGTTATTGAATTAGCACTTGCTGGATATAGTGATGATGACATCACGATTACAGTAGATGATCAAACACTTATTATCAAAGGTGATAAAGGTGAAGATCAAAAACAGTATACTCACAAAGGAATTGCTTTTCGTAAGTTTGAAAAGCGTTGGACACTTGGAGAGTATATGGTTGTACAAGGTGCATCGTTTGAAAACGGATTATTAAAAATAGAAATCGATAAAGTTATCCCAGATGAAAAGAAGCCAAGAGTAATTACTATTGGCAAAAAAAATGCAAAAAAGACTTTACTTAAAGGATAGTCTATTGTATAATAATGGCATAATTTAAGAAACAAAGTAAGATATATATGACTGAACAACTCCTGCTTATAGGTGGGTAAAGTATCGGAGCTTGATGGGGACGGCCAAGTGGAAATAACCATACAGAGTAAACCGAGTTTGTTGGATAAAACTACTATAAGGTTAGTTGCAAGGCGTTGCAACTCTGACAATACGGGTAAAGAGTAAATCCCGTTTTATATCTAGGAAGCTCGGAGAGGTCGCTCCTCTCCAATCTTCTGTCTTTTGTTCTTTACTTTTTCAAATGATTTTAATATAATGGTAGCATGTTAAAAGAATTTTATACAAACATAGATAGATACGGAAACAAGCTTTTATATCGTGGTTACGATTCTGAAGGTAAACGCATACAAAAAAGAGTTCCGTACAAACCTACACTTTATCTACAGTCTAAAAACAAAACGACTAAATGGAAATCTATTTACGGTGAGAATGTTGAACCGATAACTTTTTCTTCCATGTATGAATGTAAAGAGTTTTGTAAGACACATGAAACCGTTGCAAATATTTACGGAAACAAAAAACATATCCCTGGCTTTATTCAAGAAGTTTTTCCAAACGAAATTTCTTTTGATCGTGATTTAGTAAATGTAGTTTCTTATGACATTGAAACAGAAATGGGATTAGGTTTTCCCGATCCCGATAATGCAATAGTTCCTATTCTTTCTATTGCACTAAAAAGCTCTCGTGAAACTTTCTATCGTGTTTGGGGTATGGGTGATTATGATAAAGAAAAGTCTGAGTTAGATTTAGATATTGAATATTATCGTTTTGATTCAGAGCCTGAAATGTTAGCACACTTTGTTGACTATTGGTCAAATGCAGAAAACACGCCTGATATTATTACAGGCTGGAACACAAGACTTTTTGATACACCATATACTATTGCACGAACTGCTTATTTGCTTGGTGATAAAGTAGCTAATCGTCTTTCACCTTGGAATAAAATTGATCGTAATGAAATATATATTCGTGGACGTAAAAATA